GTCAGCTTCTGCGTCATAGGAAAGTTGTAAATATCGTAGCCGCTGATTGTGTAGAATCCGCCAGTGTCGTCGGCGTTACTCGTTACAACGACACACCTAGACAGTGACCACGCTGGGTCCCAAGCTCCTACAGAGCCGCCAGAACCGTTCCCCTGACCAAAAACTACTGGAGGGTTGGTGGCAGTAGCAGCTATGGTGAGGTGGGCAGTCTGAGCCCCAGTGCCTGCGCTACCTGCAGAAATTGGGGTGCCGCCAGGAGTTGCGCTAAGCATAACCTCAAGGTTCGTGGCATTAGAGTAGCCAATAGCAACTACGTAGTAGTTAGTAGCAGTTGCAAAGCCAGTTGGAAGACCACCAGAAGTTGTAAATGTTACAACGTCGCCAACTTGCATGCCGGCCATTGTGTTGGCTGCCCACGTGATCTTTGGTGAGCCGTTGGTGAATGTTGCTGTGGCCGTCCTGGTGGCGTTTACATCAAGCCCAAGCAGTCCTGTGACAGTTTGTCCAGTTGCTGCGCTCACGATAGAGCACCCAACCGTAACCCCGGCGCCGCTAGATGTAACAAGAGTTAGGGCTGTTCCGCTAGATGGAGTTGCGCTTGCTATGTTGGTGGCGCTTGCCGTGCTGGGAACTTGATCTAGAATAGGTATTGCGCCGCTCGTCATCCACCCCTTAAGGCCGCCGACTGATGGTCCCTGGCCCGGTTGATATGAATATGGAACTCTGGGGTCGGAAAGAAGAGAGCCCTGATAAAATACGTTAGGACCAGCATCTGGATTTGTGTCAAACTGTTGAGCCTGACCAAAAGTAACTAGAGGGCCTTGTTCTGCGGTAATACCCATTTTAGATATTTATCCTTTGTATATACAAAAAAAATTGGACACCAAAGAGCGACTTTGGTATCCAACTATATTAGCCGCGATATAGATTGTTATGCAACAGATTGTAGACATTCAGCTTTAGGGTTTGCAAAATTCATGAAAGGTTCACGGCGCATGTGGTATTATTGTTTAGATAATTTCTGTATGATTCTCTGCTACATAAACCATCAAGGGCAGCTTCTCCGATGACACCAAAAAGTCCTTTTTCAGCGGCGGCAGACTTAAGCAAATTCTTCGTAGTAACCACCATAAGCAACCCGAATCGCTACAAGAGGCGCTATGAACTCTATTGGCAGTTCAAGGATATGGTTGATAGCGCAGGAGTTAAGCTAATTACCGTAGAGCAGGCATTTGGCTCTAGAGACTACATGGTCACCACAGCAGATGATCCTATGGCTTTGCAAGTAAGAACCATAGAGCAGCTTTGGCACAAGGAAAACATGCTAAATCTAGGATTTAAGCATGCAGCCAGCATGGGGGCCAGGGAAATAGCTTGGGTAGACGCCGACTGCCGCTATACCGGGCAACCAAAACAGTGGTTTGAAGAAACTTGGCATGCGCTGCAACACTATGAATTTGTTCAGATGCTGGAGTATTTGGTCGATCTGGACCTTAATAATAACCCATTAGGCTCGCCACAGAAGTCGTTTATGGGTAACTACATAGCTAGCGGCTCGCCAAGCATCGATCAGTTTATATTTCTCAGCAATAAGAATAATGCTGAGTATGGTTACAATTATGGTGGCGGAAATAAGTTCCCAGGCGTCAGCGGCCTGGCTTGGGCAGCTAACGTAGAGACTGGTCTTAATAAGATCGGCGGCCTTATGGACTTCAGCATATTAGGAGCTAATGACTGGTATACGGCACATGCCCTTGTAGGTATGCTAAGCGACCAAACCGTAGGTATCCCGCCAGGCACTTATATGAATAAGATGCTCCAATATCAAACATTGTGCGAAAGATGGATTAAGCGCGACGTTGGAGTGGTAAAAGGAACCGTGCTGCATGACTTCCACGGCAGAAAAGCATTGCGCGGCTACGGCACCAGAAACAAAATCCTAAACGACAACAAGTATGACCCAGATACTGACATAAAATATGATACCCAAGGGCTGCTGCAGCTAGAGACGTGGGAGCCTAGACAGATCAAGATGCGTGATCAAATCAGGGCTTATTTTGCTAGCCGGAATGAGGACAGCACTACAGATGGAGAGGGCTAGCAGCGGGATAGCGCTAGCGCGGCTTACACTCGATTTTGCAGTGATCTTTGCAATTAGCGATGCAGACCTTGCCGCAGAAATCCTTGAATCGACACATTTCCCAACCACAAACTACGTCGCACCCAATGGCTGGATGAAGAACAATACCGCGCCCTGGAGCAGAGAAGAGCACGACCATTCCGCGATCCTCCCCAACCCACGGATAAAGCCGCCTATTGCCGCAGCGATCGTCACCTTGGTCGCTGTAGCAACACTCATCATGTACCTCTGATTGTACTGGCATAAAATATACTCCTGATTTGCAGATCATCTACATAGTAATTTACCATGTGACACATTGCAATGGAAAAGTCATGTGTCGTTTATCGGTGAATGATCTTCGTTGTCTTCATCGAAAGCAAGTCTAGCGACGATTATCCCGGTTATATCCTCTATGCCCTTTACCCAAAACGGAACGCCATGATGATTCTTTACACCAAGGCAGTCCGTTCTTTCGCCATTATACTCAGAAGAATAAAGAGTAATTTCCACAAAGTTTCCATCTAGGCCTTGAAGTTTGCTGTCCTTTTCTTCGTTCCAAGTTGTCGAATATCCAAATCTCTTTATTTCTTCAAGAATTCTGGATACGCGAGCCTCAGCTAGCGTTCCAAACCTTCCAAGATAAAACATTTTTCCGTTTACGGATATGTAAGAGCGCCATGCATTTCCATGACGAGACACCCCGGTGTATCCGCTCGTATTGCAGGTATGGAGGCCCTTGTTATGGCCGTTGGCGCTCCTGCTAATATCTCGTATATTGCACAAACGATTATCATCACGTATATGGTTTATGTGGTCAATTTCAAATTTTGGCCACTCACCAGTCATATAGAACACAACCAAGTGATGTTCTAGGTATTTTTGATAATCGATGCCAATTTGACGATAACCAAGGCTGTGATGCCCACCAGCGCGCTCTCCCTTTTTTGTCATCGATGAGTCTATGAGCCAAGTAAACCAGCCGGTAGATGGGTCATAATGCAGAAGTTCTTTAAGGCGCTCATAAGATATCTTTATACTCTTAAGTCGCTCTACTTCTTTTTTATCAACAGAATTGACACGCAAATTGCTCATGCGGTTATCTGTCTTTATACCGTTTATATATTTAAGTCTTTTTGGCCACTCGCCAGTGGTGTAAAGCCATGCTAGGGAGCCTGCATTGTATCTAAAGCCGTCAACTGGAAGCATCACATAGCCAAGCTCAGTTACTTTGCCAGCACCTACTTGACCATAAACGCCGATTTTAGATTCTTTTTTGCCTCTAGATGGATTGATCCTGGCGAACAAGCCGGTGTCTAGATCGTATTGATACAATTCTTTAACACGCTGCTGTGTTGGAGTAGGCGACTGCGTTCTCATGAAAAAGCCTCCGCTCGTTTGACTGAACGGAGGCATAGTAGTGGAATTTTAGTTGGTTCGCAAGCGATTTATTCGTCGTGAACCAAAATTTTACCTGCGAGAGATATTGCTTCCAAAATCCTCAATGAAATCAAGAGGTTGGAGCAGTTCCATACAGGCTTCTAGGATCGTTATAATTAAAGGAATACCTTTCCCACGCTTTCACTAGCAAATTGTCCGTGGTGAAGTCCACCTGCATGTCAATCTCAAACGGCTCTCTCTCAAGATACAGCAGCCCAGGCTGATCTGTCTTGATGTACCACGGATATGGAGATGTGAAGAACACGTCCTTAACGTAGTCTGTGATACCGCCTGCAGTAACAGGTAGGACGTTAGGGTCGTTCATCGACGTACCTGGACGCAACTCTGCTCGCAAAAGCCTAAGTGCTACAGGTTCGTTGTTTGGATGAATTACCAGCGTCTTGCCAGTTGCCATCATGCGCAGGCCGGCGTTGTCGTAGAACCCGGTCTGAATGCTGATCATTGCGTTAAGCAAAGATGTTTCATTCAGGTCTACGTCTACTGTTGGGCGATTTGCCCAGGTAGTTGGGCCTGAGCCACCAGCAGGCAGCGGGTGAGCCGTGTTGATAAGGCTTACGCCGTCTCCTCCTACTGTAGTCTGATATGTGGTGCTATTATTGAATACAGCCGCCGCATAGATTTCCTTGGTCTGAGCAAATGAGCGCTGCAGTCCTAGGTTAGAAGGCCTGAACTGGGCCTTATATAGGTTGTCAGAGATGGTGTTGCGGGTGATTGCATAACCAAGACCGATACCGGTGTGAAGCTGGTTGTAGACGAATGCCTCACCAGAGCTGTTGTCGAAGGCAGTTTGGCCTCCGTCAGTTTTTAGCTGAGCCACCGGCAGGAAGCGCATGCTAACTGTGCGTTCCTGGGCCATGTCAGACTTACCCTGGTCGAAAAGCTTTGGCCAAATAGCAGGCCACTGCTTGTATTCTCCGGTGACACCACGCAGACCAGGAAGCAAAAGATCACGAATTTGGGAGACGTTAATAGCCATGTTGCGTTATTATACCCCGTATAGTGTCTTGTACTGCTGGTTGTTGAACGCTACGATCACGTAGTTGTATGGAGTTGTAAGGTCCGTACCGTTTGCGCCAGGAGGTGTGGTTACAAAGTTAACTACCTTGAAAGGTAGCTGTTGTGCGTTAGTAGCAGTAGGAGTGCTAAGAGACATCCCGCTAATACCAGTTGTGGTGTTCACTACTGGAGATGCAACTATGTCTGCGCCCTGTCCCAGAGATGTCTGGGTAATGGCAGAGCCAATACCCGCCTGAACAATCCACTGTGAGTTTGAGTCGTCGCAGACGTAGGCATTTACGTCACCAGTGGCGTCGCTGCCGGGCCAGTAGTTGTTCCATACGTTCTTCTTCTGGCTTACGCTGTAGTATTCGCAGCCTAGGAAGATACCAACCAAGATTTTGGATGATGTTGCTCCGTCGCCGTTTGCCCACTGTTCTACATAGCCAGTAGGACCGCTGACGTTCATGCGGACTGCATCGCCAAATCCAATTGCAGTGGCGTAGCCTGATGCAATCCTATATGGCGTGTTGTGATTTTGAGCGAAGTTGGGAGGGCCACTAGCCGTACCCCACTGCAAAAATCCGAAAGGCCCTTGTATATTGGCCATGTGTGTGTTATCGCCTTGTGTGTAGCTTTTACTACATCAGCGCGATGAAGTTACTTGCTTGCTTCTGTTGCTATCTCAGCGAGAGATTAGCTAAAATTATGTTTTGAGCAAAAATAATCTAACTCTGTAGATTTAATGGAGCATTTCAGCGCTGGAAATGCTTTTTGCTATGACAATGATAATATAGGAAAAATAAACCTAAGCAACAATATAGGCCTGCCGGGCATTTAGGATTTGGAATTACTAGCAGTCTCTACTGCCATGAATTTCTTGAATTCATCTGGAGACATCTCGGTAATATTTCCAAGCCTGTTCTTGCCTTTTCCGTCAGAGAAGGATTTCAAGAATATGTTTTGCGCTTGTTCTTTGCTACCACATCCGATTAAGGCTTTGTGTTCATCGAAGCGCCCGCTGTCTGCATCTTTTTGATTTATAACGAATATTTTTTTAGATGCGTGATGAGGACCGACATATACATCGATATGATCCTCGTCTTCACCTTTCGTACCCCTTATATATCCATAATGTGCGGGCATCTTTACTGACCAAGGCTTGTCATTCTTGTCAACACCATAGCGCAAGCTGTCCTTTGTATTTTCTATGGAAATTGGAATCCCATGGATCGATAAATGCGCCTTTCTATAATTCCCGGCATCTTTCTGAGCTTGAGTTGGATTTTTGTCCACATAATGAGGCATAACTCTACCGCCAGATTTACGGTATTGCGCTGCTCCACCATGGCTGAGCAATGGTGCTTCCCCGCGAATCATCTTCTCTAGTGTCAGCATCGGGTCTTCACCGCGCATTTTGGCAGTAAAAAGCACACGTTCATTAAACAATTGAGGAAAAGTATGTGTGGCTGGACTTGCAAGTCCGGTTAACTTTCCAGCGCCAGACCAAGCAGCAGCCTGGGCATCAGCAGTTGGGACACCTCTTTTTTTGGCAAGCTTGCGATAAAGGTCTTCAGCGGCGGCATATTCATTGGCATTCGGAGCAGATTCCCAGAATGCAGGTATATCCTGCGCCTCTTTAAGTGTAAGTTTGCCTTCTTTTACAAGTTGTTGTGGTTTATAATCGACGAAGCTCTTGCCTTCCTTGTTTTGTACAATACTATGGCCAAAGCGCCCTGCTTGGCTTTCTGGGGTCGGCACTGCCTCAGACGGCATTCTAACACTAGTTGCCAAGAACCTAGGATCGCCAGACCTCATCCCGATATTGCGGAAAGCGTGAGTATCTATAGTTGCAGGCTCAAGATTTCCTCTCAAATTTTCTACAAATGAGGCTGGTTTTGGATTTCTCATTAAATCCCAAGGATCAGGTCTTGTTATTGCTGCTGCTCCCAAAGGTTTTACTTTGTACGCTTCTATAATATTGTTTATTAGATTTCTGTGTTGTGTTTGAGCAACATGACCATATGGCTTGGGAGGATTACCAACAGCGGGCTCTCCTCGCATAATCTTGCCAAGATAATATGACGCATTTCTTATGTTTGTAGAAGCATCAGAGCGCGGAGAAGTCG